TCATACAACCCGGTCAGCAGATGCGTGGCTCCCGGTCCGCCGGTTGACAGACACACCCCCAGCTCGCCGGTAAATTTGGCATGACCTGCCGCCATAAACGCCGCCATCTCTTCATGGCGCACCTGAATAAATTCAATGCCATCGCCCGCTTTGTTAGCCCGTTGCAGCGCGCCAAGCACGCCGTTGATGCCATCACCGGGATAGCCATAAATCCGGGTCACTCCCCACGCTTTCAGGCGCTCAATGAAATAATCGCTGGTCATCTTTGTCATTGTTCTGCCTCTTGGCTGAAAAAAGTAAATGCAGCGTTAAGGATAGTTGACATGCAATGAGTTGGTTGGGGGGAGGGGGAGTGCGTTGGGGAGAACGGGAGAAAACAGTGGTGTCCCCTGCAGACATCATATATTGAATGTAAGTGCAGGGGATTTATAATGAAATTTCTATGTGAAGAAATTTATGCCCGCTGTTATGCCCGCAAAGGGAAATCACGATGCTTTTCTTTGTGGGGAAAGGTGACTGAATTTCCAGTGCTGGTAGTCGGAGTACATCCATCTGGATGATCGACCGTATTTGATTGGCTTGGGAAGTTTTCCGGCCTTGATTTGGTCATAGAAGTATTTGGCCGTGTAGCCAGCATCCTCGATCATGAACTTCATGTCAATTAGCGAGTCTTCGCGTAGTTCGCGCATGAGGTTTACCTCCGGATTAGAAATCGAACCAAGGGGTCAGGCAAAAAGAAGCCGCCCTCAGGCGGCTATTCGATATGAACGTGTGGAATCTTTCCGGCGGCGATGGCGTCGTAAGCACGGACGGCATAGTTCGCTGCTGTTGCCATCCCCGTGTCAGGAATTGATCCGCAGATTGCATCAGTTAATTTGGCGACTGCCTCGTCGCGCTTCTTGTCGGCTTCTGAGCAGATAGGGCGGAATGTCACATTCCGGAGAATTCCTGAACCCTCTGCAAAAGTTGATTTCTGACGCCAGACAACGATTTGTGATCCCATAAAAATGACTTCACAGGCTCCTAAATCGCCATCTTTACCGAGGATAATTTGGCATTCACACCCCACCGATGGCAACCCCTCGCCATCCCATTGCGGTTGCGCGGCTGCAAGTGCGGCCTCGTATTGGTCGCGGTAAACAAAGCATCCCGGGGATTCATCTGTGCTTTGTAAGCGATGGTTATCAGCTAAATTCTTTAATCGACCCAAGCTTCTTACGCGGTTTAAATCATCGCCAAACCATGCCCAGGCTTCTTTATCATAATCTTGGGTGATTTTAATTGCCCCATCCGGCCATCCACCACGCTTCGGCAATTCCTGCACCAACAGTTCAATCAGTTTCATATCCTCTCCTTACGCAAGTTTCTTATACAGTTGCGGGCCATCAGTCGTGGCAGCCCTTAGTTCGTGTTCAGCGTGCACCGAATATGTTCCGTCATCCCACCGGCACCACGCCTTCGGGTCATCACCATCAGGCTCAATCTGGCTTTCAACAACTCCGTGTATTCCGCCTGACTTCATTTGGACTAATGCGCCCACAGCAAATTTAGCCATTGCACACCTGCCGGTTCGTGTAGAAATGAGATGAGAGCTATCAGAGCGTTAAGAGCGATGATGCCGGTTATGACGGGATTGGATTGCATGATTTACTCCCAAAAAAATGCCCTCACGAAGAGGGCTAAATGGGGGATAACGGGGGTTGGTTCGCAGCCAATAGCCGACTCAGTGAATCAGCTATCAGTTGCGCTCAGTCGTCATCATCGTCCCAGTCTTCGTCGTAATACGGAGACGCGAGAAGTGGGTTAGTAGCAGATAGCATTTCACCTGCTGAGCCTTGGCGTTGAAGCCGTCGAAGCGCTTCGTATAACTCGAAAGCTTCAGTGCGCTCATCACCTATATCGAGGGAGCACGCTACCTTGTGCGCCTCTGTAACCAGCGTTGCCAGTTGGCTTCTAATATCCTGAATAGTGCTCATATCTCTCCTAAGCCACCCGCATAGCGCGCAGCTGTTTAATGTGATGTGCTGTTTCGATTTCTGCTTCAATCCGCGCCGCTTCGAATTTGCTGATGGGCTCGAAATCGTGTTGAAAGCGGTCCATGCTGGCTATGCAGGTTCGACCGTTTCGGATGTAGTGGATTACTTCGTGGGTGCTGCGGATGATTTTGCATGGAGCGCCATGTAAATCGGCGTACCAGGTGTTAGGCAGGATTATCCTGAACATTGGCTGACTCCATATAAGCATTTATGAATGCCTCGGCAGCCTGCGCGTTTATGGCGTTACCGTAACCTTTGAGTCTGCCGACACGGTTGCTGCTTGCCACTCTTGCCACCCCGGGCTCGACTCGTCCCAGGCGCGCGGCAGCCCCATCAACCAGCGGGAATGTGCCGGATTCAACTGGACGCCATTGCCCATCTCGACAAAAGATCCAGTCCGCATCTCGCCAAAAACCGTTAACCTCAAGGGGCCTGCCGTGTAAGCCTGCCTCGGCAACTGATCCAATCTGTCCTTTCCGTCCCGCTGCGCTATCATGCCTGACGTGTCCTTCCAGTCGCGTGACGTTGGTGTTACCCAGCCCGATAGCAATGCTGTTCCCGGCAGCTTCAGGCAGACCTTCGGTGTCCCGTCCTGATTTTTCCCGCTGTAGCAATGAGTCGATCCGGTTGAATCGTTCGCCACTGGCGTTTGCCATCCCGTCAAACGAGCCGCTCCGGAGACGTGTTGCAATCCTCTTTTCGTCTCCGGCTGAGGATTCGTGTTCGCTACAGGTGTGGGCCACCCAATAAGCACGCTCTCTGATGTGCGGCGCACCGACACCCGCTGACGCAAACGGCACAAGCCCGAAGGCGTAGTCCATTCCTTCCAGGTCTGCTTGTACAAGGTCGAACCATGCGTTTGCGTTACCTGATGCAACCTGTTCGCCAAAAACATGCTGAGGTCTGCGCTCGCTGATGAGGTGGAAGAAGGCTGGCCAAAGGTGCCGCTCGTCAGCAAACCCATCGCCTTTGCCTGCCGCGCTGAAAGGTTGGCAAGGGCAGGAACCGGTCCAGACTGGTTTATCGTCAGGCCATCCGGCAATGCGGAGGGAATGCGACCATGCGCCGATCCCTGCGAAGAAATGGCACTGGGTAAATCCTCTGAGGTCATCAGGAGAGACATCTTCAATACTCCGTTCGTCAACTTCACCGGGAGCGATGTGGCCGCCGGCGATCAGATTTCGCAGCCACTGAGCTGCAAATGGGTCGATTTCGTTGTAATAAGCTGCCATTAGATGCCTCGCTGCTTATTCTTCATCTCGATTAACCGCTGGCAGTCACTGCAAGTCCTGCATCCCGGCACAGCAACTCGACGCTGCTCTGGTATGTCCTCTCCGCACGATTCACAATGCTTTGCTGATACTGCGTTACGGTTGATGCGCCGCATGCTAAGTGCTGCGTCACGCTGTAAATCTTCAAGCTCTGAAGCGGAATCAATAATGTCAGCCATAGTCACTGCTCCCGGCAATGTCGATTAATCTGGTTGATGGTGAACGCCATCAATAAAAAAGGCCGCGATAGCGACCTGATGATTCGTTGGGGTAGGGTCATGCTGGCTCCTCAATCTGGTTTAAGAATTGAGAATGCTGCTGCCGCCACTCTTGGAACTTGTCCATTGCCAAGGGCTTTAATTCTGTCCACCCCGAAGGCCACATCATCAGCCACTCTGCGTAGTTTGGGCAGATGTTCAGGCCAGGCGTTTCCTCGCCTCCATCCTGCAAATGCTTCCAGGCTAAATAGTCTTCTAGGTTGTGCCTGTGCTCTCCCGTTCTCGCTCTGCACCATGCTATCCCATGACTTCCCATGCTCGCCCTTGGCGTAGGCTGCAATCCAGATACGGTCACGTTGATGGGGCGCTCCAAGGTCTGATGCTGATAGACAACACCATTCCGAATAAAACCCCATTTTGGCAAGGTCACTAATGACCATTGCAAGTCCTCTTCCCACAAGCAAAGGTGAGTTTTCCACGAATACGAATCTAGGTCGTACCTCACTGATGATTCTTGCCATGTGTCGCCAAAGTCCAGATCGACTTCCTTCGATTCCTGCTCCTTTGCCTGCTCCTGATAT